CCGACAATCTTGCTGGAGCAGTAGCACTATGATCAACCTGGATGAACGTTACCACTCGTATCTTCACAATGAAGACAAGATGTTCTACATTGACGGCAAACGTGAAACCGTGAGAGGTTATGGCTTCCAATCATCCGATGGAAAAGAAATTGATGAGTATTACGTACACACTGACACTTATCGTCTTGTGTACGATATCCGCAGCGAAAATTGTAAGTACATGGAAAAGCAATGACAGACCGCGACATGATCCTTCTCTTGAAGTCCCAAGTAGAAGCATTAGAGCAACGTCTGAATGATATGAAGTTGCTCATGCGGCGTCCAGGCTCTGAGGAATACGAGAAACTCGTAGACGTTGTTTTAGACCACGAAAAACGGTTAAATATCTTAGAGTAAAAAAACCGCGTAAAACCCGCGTCCTCCTCTAAGGTATGGCAACGTTATCAAAATCATCATTCAATGACGCCACGATAGGAGTACCATTCAGTGACTCTATTACTATTGTAATGGAGATTTGTGCTGGTACTACCGTTGAAACATTCGTGTCGGTTTCAATGACCGCAGTAACGCCTTCATTGGCGACTGGAATAGCACCTGGGTTATGCCCAGGTTTTCCTGTAGGTGGATTGACGTATGTCCCTACAGCGACTCCTAGTAACAGTCCAGTATTGACTATCAATGGGACGTTCAATGAGACGTACTTTGATGAGCGTGAGTGGGAATACAGGGACGATACAACAGGTGATGCTAACCATATACCCATCATTGAGTTACAGTCCACTATGAGCGATCCTGCGGGGCGTATATACAACGTTACCAAGGACAGTGTACAGGAACCATATGCCTCTGGTGGGCAGTTTGAGGACGAGATCCCAAATCCTTGTGACACTCTGATCAGATATAAGCCTGACTTCAGGTCACAGAGGGTTGTGACATATACATATACAGTGACCCTGCTCTGTGCTGGTGTTCCATTTACCCAAGTATTCAATATCAATCAAACGATTCTGAATAATTGGGACCTAGGACGCGACAAGATGCAGGATATTATGGCAAACAAGATTAGATACGGCACGTAATGGCAACAACTCCAGCAGTATTAGGTGGTTATTCCACTGGTCATGGGTGTTTCCCCCCGACAGCTTGTATTGAGGGGTCTCCAAACGTCTATGCGGGCGGTATGAAGGTCGCTAGAGTGGGTGATAAGTACGCTGCTCACACTTGTGGCAACACTACACACCCCACAAGCAGCAGAAATATCACCAATGGGTCCAATACTGTCTTTGTAAACGGTATTAAGTGCGGTAGATTGGGTTCAGATCACGGTTGTGGAGACGCAACAGGCAACCATGGACTGTCAGCAGGCGCTAAACGGGTTTACATTGGCGACTGATGTGCTATAATTGAGCGGTAAACGCTTCAAAAACACAAATGGCGAAGAAAACTTCTCTGACTGGCGGTAGCTACATCGAGTCGAAACCGAAATCCACCCGTCAGGGCAGCTCTAAGAACACAAAGTACGCTGCGACATCTCGTAACAACGCGAAAAAGAAGTATCGCGGGCAAGGTCGCTGATAATAAATAGCGATATGGAGATGGAAACCTCCCTAAAAGTTCTGTCGTGGACTTTTTAGGAGGTATTTTTTATGGGAAATCACAGAACAGACCTTGGGAAGGAGTTTATCAAGTCAGGAATGACCTTGATTACAGATCCTCGCAGCGACAGATACCTGCGTAGAATTGAAAAAAGAGACGAAAAAGTTGAAAACGAAGGAGTTTCTAAAAAAGCGTCTAAATAGATTAGGTCGAACATTGTTACATGGCAGCATCAAGCCAGTCCTTTAGGGATTTTGACCTATCTTTTCGTAAGAATCCCATTACAAAGGACGTAAACACACTAAAGAATGAGGAAGCAATCAAGGCGTCTGTAAAGAACATCGTTCGTTACAACTTCTATGAGAAGCCTTTCTTGCCAAACTTTGGTGGGAATACTCTTGCCATGCTGTTTGAACTATATGATCGTGGATCTGCTAGTACCATTGAGGCGCAGATTCAGAACTGTGTAAACAACTACGAACCTAGAGTAGTTTGCTACGACGTTGTTGCCACGTTTAATGATGATAATAATGAACTCAGTATCGAGATTCGATATCTGATTACAGGTCTTCCCAATGTTATTGATCAAATAGACGTCATCTTTAGGAGATAATGGCTCTTACCCAGATTAACTCGTTAGAATTTAACGAAATTAAAGCTCAACTGATGGCGTACATGCGCGGTCAGGACCAATTTAGTGACTATGACTTTGAAGGGTCGTCACTTTCGGTTCTTTTGGACGTGCTCGCGTATAATACGTACTATTCTGCGGTCAATGCGAACCTTCTAGCGAACGAAAACTTCCTAGACAGCGCTGTGATGCGCGAAAATGTCGTAAAATTGGCAAAATTGATCGGTTACACGCCGAGAAGCGCTAGATCCGCGCAAGCAAAGGTTGATATTGTTGTTCAAACCCCATATCCGTACCCCGCAACGGTCCAAATCAACCGTGGAGTGCTCCTGAGCTTCGGTGGAGAGCAAAAAAGCACGTTTATTTTCTCAATTCCGAAAGATTTGATCACTTCCGTCAACACCTTAGACGGAAAAGCGACTTTTACCGACGTAATTTGCTACGAAGGTGTATTTTTGACGGATACTTTCGTTAAAGAGGTCAATGAGCGTCAAAGATTTATCCTTTCTAACGAATCTGCCGACACTTCTACGCTTTCTATTGAAGTAACACGCGGAACCGTAACTGATGCGTATCTAAAAGGTGAGGATATCACTGCTTTGAACGCAAGTAGCAAAACATACTTCCTAGAAGAGTCAGAATACCGCAGACCAGAGCTTATTTTCGGTGATGGCATTATTGGTGAGGCTCTTTTCAATGGAGATGTGATTGAGGCAACTTATACAACCTCTGCTGGATCCGCTCCTAATGGATTGGACCAATTTACGTTTGCGGGAACTGCTAAGGACTCTGCGAACAACCCAATCACCTCTGGAATCACTGTTACGCTAAAAACAAAGCCTGATGGTGGCGCAGATCCAGAATCTACCAGTTCTATCAAGTATACTGCTCCCAAATTCTACTCTAGTTTTGGTAGAGCGGTAACTACGAAAGATTATGAGGCAATTATTCCTCAAATCTACCCTAATGTACAATCTATCGTCGCATTTGGCGGAGAAGAAGCATCACCGCCTGAATATGGCAAGGTGATGGTTGTCATCAAACCCAAAAATGCGGACAGACTGTCTATTTCAGAAAAAGACGCAGTTTTGAAGAAACTTCGCAGTTATTCTGTTGGAGCAGTAGAGCCTAAGATCATAGATCCATCGGTTCTGTACATTGACTTGGTAAGTTTCGTATATTTCAACCCTAACATCACCAAACGCTCTCAAGAAGAGATTAGGCAAGTAGTTTACGCTCAACTAAACGCTCTGAACTCAACAAACGAGTTTAACAAGTTTGGCGGTAAGTTCAAATTCTCGAAATTCCAAAAAGTGGTCGATGATGCGGAGAAATCCATCACATCGAACATTACCAGAATACGGATGCGTAAAAATGTCAACGTAACGTTGAATCAACGCTTCAATTACAAGATTTGTTTTGGTAATCGTATCAATGCCCAGGTAGAAGGTGCTGGAGACTCCCCTTCGCTTATTACAAACGGTTTTAAGCGAGCTGACGGCGGTAATTTCACATACTACCTGAATGATGATGGAGTTGGCAATATTCGCCTCTTCTACATCAACACAGATGGCACAAGACAGTATATTAACGGTAATTGGGGTACTGTAGATTATGTGGAAGGTGAAGTAACTGTTAACGACGTCATTATTGACGAAGTTCCTGGATCGCTTACAAATACGCTCCAATTCTCTGTTATTCCTGAGTCTAACGATCTGGTTTCGCTCAGAGAGACCTATCTGACAATAGGTATAGATAACCTAGTGGTCAATGTTATTGATGATGAGATCAGCAGCGGTGCTAACGTTGCTGGTACTGGTGTTGTCCCCGAATCAAGCTATAGTTGATAAAAAATGCCGATTGAGCAGTCTTCTTGGAGAATATCCTCTTGGGTAACTCCACCTACCCAGGTGGCAGTAGACCCAACAGATTCTAGCGTCTCTCCTGAGAGTAGAACTAAAATTTCAGAAAGGGTTGAGGAGCAACTACCTCAATTCATTAGAGAAGACTACCCAGACTTTGTAGAGTTCATAAAACTGTACTTTAAGTCTGCTGAACTCCGTGGTGGACCCATGGATGTCGTCAACAACTTTGATGACTACTATAATATTGACAAACTGAACGATCTGGTCGAAAAGACGACTGTATCGTCTGCTGTAGCGATTGATGCCACAACTATCGACGTTGTGAACACCAGAGACTTCCCGAAGGAAGGTCTGGCGATGATCAACGATGAGATCATCTATTATAAGGCAAAAAACTCAACCCAGCTCCAACATTGTGTCAGAGGTTTCCATGCCACGACCAAAATTGGCAAATTGGGTGAATATACGTTTTCTGACTCTGTAGCAGCTGCTCATTCCTTTGGGGATGAGTGTGTCAACCTGAATAACCTTCTGCCGCTGTTTATGCTCGGCAGATTTCGCGAGCAGTTCGCAGAAGCATTCCCAACTGCGTTTGACAGTAGAATCAAACAGTCTTCAGTTACAAAAAGACTGAAAGACTTCTATGCCGCTAAAGGTACCTCCAGATCTTTCCAATATCTGATGAGAGTGCTGTATGGCATCGAATCTGAAGTAAGATATCCTAAAGATAGAATTTTCAAACCATCTGACGCATTCTACAGTGTCAGAGAGGTTATTAGAGCTGATGCTCTAGATGGTAACCCTGTAGAGCTTACTGGGCAGGTTCTGTACCAGGCAAACGACCCTACAGACCCTCTAGTCAACGACGCACGCATTTACGTTAAAACTGTTGTCGAAGTTTTCACTGAAGACGGCAAAATCTACGAATTGGACGTAGATACTGAAAATGGTCAAGGCACATTTGCCACACCATACAAAACAACCCTGGCAGAAGACATTGGCGACAGATTGGACGAAGATATCGTCACTGTTGACTCTACACTCGGTTGGCCTGAGTT